TATCACAAGGATACATTATCGATCCGACTTAAATCAGACCGAACTCCACCGTCTACGGATTAATGTCGAAGACGGAACCACGACACGCGACGGTTCATCCTGCTCACCTGAAACCATGTTTCTCAGAGCACGAGCCCAATCGTCAAGAGTGCTGTCGAGTTTTCTCACAGAGAGTGAGAGAACCCAGTACTCAAGTCGTTGGTAACGAGCATTCCATCGCGAACGGACGATACCCCTATTAAGGGCACGCGCCTGTTCGAAAGTGGAAGCATGCCGGCAAGGGTAAGGCGAGTTAGGCAGTCCATAGGGGATAACCCCATAGATTGCTTCGACTTTCGCCCAAACCAGCTCTGCTGTGCGATGATAACCTTTGTCTTGCATTTGCTGTGCAAAAGAAAGGTAAGCAGCGTACACACTCCCAGATCGCGACTTGACCCAGAGCTTCTTTAAGCGAGTAGGAGTGACCTGAACGCCCTTGAAGGCGTCCATGCCACACGACTCGCGAAAAGAGCCCGTGATGCAGGACTTGGAAACGTTCACTTTAAGACGAACGAGTTCAAGCGCCTCCATCACCACAAGGGCCCAGTCTACGGGAACGATGATATCGTCACCATAGACAAAGACCTTGCGTCCGACTTCCTGGGGTTGCAGCCGAAAACGGCGAGCAATGGCAGCAACAGCTACCGCCCAAAAACAAAGTGCCTCGACAGGAAAGCATAAAGCTGATCCCATTGGAGCAAACTTGTTTAAAGGAAGTATACTCCCATCTGGGAGTTTCGTTGCCGTCGTCCGAGTAGCGAGAAGACTTTTTAACACATCCTCGTTATTAGCGAAGAGGTGTTTAACAAGCTCCACCGAAACTCGGTCGGAGGCCTCCTTGAGATCTAAAGTCGCATACTCCCCTGTTTTTGATGACAGGAGGGCAAGTTGACGATTAATCTCTTGGTTAGTAAAGTTGATTTGTCCACCTGTTATCCGTGAGGATTCCAGATGAGCAACCAACTTTCGTCCCAGACCCTGCTGGATCCACTGGTATTCCAATGGTTCGCAAGATATAAGACGCGGACCTCGCGAATCTTTTGGGACCAGTACGACCTTTGCAACGCCACTTTCGTGACGTTCCAAGGATCGATACCAGCCCAAACGATCCATCAGCTCTCTCCCCCATCCTACGATGTAATATTCGTAGTAGGGGTAAACCCGGTGAATATTGGAGTAGAGTCGGCCAAAAGCCCACTTTTCTTCAAGACGTTCACCGGTAGCAACCGCTCCTGGACCATGCTTTGGTGTGATGCACCTAGGGTCGAAACCCTTAAGAACATCCCGGATAATATAGGAACCAGCCGCCAAAAGCGCCTGGGTCTCAATATCCCGGCCGAGTTCGAGTTCCCGCTCTGTTGCCACGAAATTGTCGATAACTCGACTTTCTGCGGCTTCGGAATACGGCAACTCGAGCTTGTAAAGCATGAAGAGAATCTGACGAAGGTGCTTTACAGCACTTGGATCAGCGTCTCCCAAGAGCTGACCACTCGCGTCGAAGACCCGTTTGAAGTACGCCTGCAGAAATGCGGGTATACCTGTACATTTGTGAGCCTTTTTGAACTCACGTGGTACAAGGAAACGGGTGTCTACCAATCCAAGATCAAGGGCTTTTCCCAGAAGGGGAAGTGTCTTGGTCAGGAAAGATAGCCCCTCAGCATCGAATCGATTGCACAGAGTGCGTCGATCCATGTCGAGGTCTTTACGTGATGTGATCCCAAGCGGATCTTGGTCAAGGACCGACAAGACGAGATCGAGGTAGTCCTCGCTATGGCTGTTCCGCGAGCCCATAATGGGTGTTGCTCCACAGTCACTAGCGTACCGCCCCTACTAACTATTCTGTTTAGCTTTCGCCGCGCAGAATAGCCGCCGCATTGGTGGTTCCGGTCATACCGGAGTCGCCGAAACCACCGTCGCAGACCAGATCAACGATCGCCGCAAGGAGATCGAAGACCTCAGTCTGGGAGACAGCAGTGCTACGAGGGATAGACATTGTCAAATTGACAATGCCTTTCCGAGGAGCACCAGCAGCATCCAACTTGGTCACGCTGGCCGAGATGAGATGCCGATCGACGGCAGAAGCATCCTTACCCGAAGTCGAATGACGAATTTCAATCGTCTTCGGCTCCGAGGGGGTGCTCGTGACGTCGATACGACGTGCGCCATCAGGCAGGTAAGCCTGCAGATTGAAGGCAACAGCGTCGCCGCTCGCGTCGTCGAGGGTGAGATTTGCGGTAAGCATGGTGAAAATCCTCCTGTATATAGCGTGGATGACCGGAAATTCCGGGCATCTCGTTGTATGCTAGAGGAGCGTCGCTACTTGGCGGCGCCCATAGCAAGCATCAGCACCAGCTGATCAGGGGTAGTGGTCGACGGGGTGAAAATGCTCAGGTCGACCGGAAGACCAGGTTTTCGCACATATCGTTTTACAGTCAGCGTGCCTAGATAGGTTTCAGAGTCTGAACTATCAAAAAGCAGCCGATTCACTTGGGTAACGTCGAACGAACAATTCAGAGACATGGAGTGTGAAACGTCGTAAACGTTCCACTCTTCAGCCGGCTGAATTGCAGCTAGACGTGCCAAGTGTCCCGAGACGTTAGCAAACCAATCAACGACAAAGGAAAGACGCGAAGTCTTCCAAATAGCCGCTAATGGATTGTTAAGGCCAAGGGAAATAACGATAGCTCTCAACCACCCGATAAAGTCATCGATGTGACCCAACTTTTGGAGCAAAGTCGCTCCAGCATTGAAGTCACAGCGATAGCTTTTCAGAGTCAGTCGCGTACCGAAACCCCGAACAGGCTCATACATACGAGTCCAGTTATCCAAAGTCTGGATATTTGGCTCGCGGTGATAGAGCTTAGTCGGACGCCCGTAAGTCCTTTTCAGGAACTCCATTCTTTCACGGATGGAGCTTGCGAGCGCGGCGAAGTTTCGAAGATCTGAAAGTAAGTTTTCCCAACCAAACTTCCAGGTCAAGAAACCTCCAGCGACTGTCTGGGTAAGAGTCCTCTCGATCTTGGGCAGTAATGCACCAAGTTCGAAAAGTCCTTGCAAAAATTCAGCACCGCTGATTTTTGTAGGAAACCTTTCGGAGAAGCTTGTAAAAGCTCTTCCGCAGGCCTGTACCCGGAGAGTATCAGAGAGCGAAAAGATGTCATTCTCGAACTCCTCTGCCAAAATAAATGGCAGAGCACCTTCTTCTGGTATGACCATTAAACCATGGTCAGCAGCAAAAGGCTGGTAAGGTAGACCGCTATAAACGTACGAATTGTGGGTAACCGGCTTGATCCGAAAGGATCTCGGAACACCGACAGCATCAACAATGCTATCGATGCGACGAAAGGAATGCCAGTCGCCAACAGCGCGCACAGTTGCATAGCCATCGCCTTGCCAACGATAGCGTAATGAATTTGTGGGTTCAACCACATTTCGATTACGGTATCGGAGAACGGGGAATGACATATAGGTCCTAACCACGCATTGGGTTACCAACACGTGATGTAGAGAAGTCCCCCTGTGG